GATATATCCAATTGAGCACCTACACCACCCGCGTCTATCTTAGCTAATACGTAACCGTTAATATCGGTTCCGCCTTCGGCTGTTCCAGATAGGTTTATCTGAATAACCTGATTAGGTAAGAAAAACTCGGGAGCTGTTCCTGCTGAACCAATAGCAATACGAGCCGAAGAGCTTCCAGCCTTATAGACATTCTGAATGTTGCCAGCTGATTTATAATCAGTAGCCATCCAGACTTTAATCGTGTCGCCTACTGCGATAGCCGCACTACCGCTATTTGCGCGGTAACCAACAACATATGCGTAACGCTTCATCCATGATTGGCGTTTCTCGGTAAACTTGAACGACGGGTCATCAGTAGGCTTTTTCGCTACTTTGGATACCAAACGGAAAAAAGGTGTCTGGTCAATAGCCAGCTCACTAAACCTCTCAGCGAAGTTATATTTTCTCCTAAGGTCACCAGTTGCCAGCGACGAGCCCTGAGTTACACCATATCCTTCATCCAGACCACTTGAATGTTTTAGAAACAAGCTATTAGATACAGGATAGGTGGCATCTGATTGTGCCATAGTTCTATCTCCTATGTGTGTCTACTTGTAAGTGGCTATCCGACCTGTTAGCCAAGTAGACGGTTTATATTATCACCGTCTAAAAGCTGGTCGAACACTTTATCATCGGGAGATGATTCTGATGTCGGGGTACTCCCAGCTGATGCAAGAGATTGAGGTCTTTCCCTCATATTCTGCATTTGCTGTGATACCTCATTCTGAGCTGAACGCTGGATATTCCTGTCTCTAGTTTCTCTGTTTTTCAGATAATAAATATCTTCAAGGCTTAGCTTCTTATTTTTCGCAAAATCAACAAATTCTGTCCATTGGTCGCCATCCATATCATGAGTCTGTTTAAATTCCTCTTCGGAATTAAGTCTCTGATTTTCGGATTGCTGTTTACGGCTAAAATCTGTTAATCTACGTTGGACTAATCCATCAATAGTAGCATTTAAGACCTTTGCAGAGTCTGAGTCAGGATTATCAAACGCTTCACTTCCATCAAACATAAAATCTTCTCCAAGATTAAACTGTTCTTTCATGCTTTTAGGGGTGTTTCCACCACCCTCAAAATAAGTTCTCACGTGAGAAATTAAATTGGGGTCTTCACGCATCGCGTCTAATATCGGCATATAAGGTTCAAGTTCGCCTAGTCGAGAATTTAATCTCTTGGCTTCTCTACTTGAAGCAGAATACCGATTTTGCAGTACTTCCGTATCCGTGTTATTGGTCGGCTCTACCGCAGTACCTTCATCAGGGCTCATAGCAACTGTGTTATTAGTCGCCTCGTCAGAGGTTATCTGTGATGGTTCGTCATATACAATTCCATTAGCGGACTTATCTAGAGCATCAAAAAATGCTGCTGAGTCGTCCACGGAACTGACTGAATCTTTAATATCTAAGATGTCTACGTCAGGGGACTCTTGTTGAGTGTTGCCTACTTGTGCATCTGCCATTTTATGCTCCTTTTTGCATTGAGATAAATTTAATCATCTGTACGTATTCTTTACAAGACTATTTTTCTGTTTCTTTGGTCGACTGGACAGCTCTTGCCATGTCCTTTTTCATGTTCTGAAACTCACCTTGCATTAGACCTCTCAAAGTCTTCTGCTGGGCTTCTGTGTCTACAACATCTTTTCTTATCTCTCCTTCAGCCTGCTGTACCTTCATCTTTATACCAGCCTGCACTAGTTGACGTTCCAGAGTTTCAATAGTTCCCTCTCTATCTTTTAATGCTTCTTCCATTTGCTCAACCTGTGAAGATAATTGGGCATATACTGATTTTCTTTGTGCTACAGACTTCTTTCCTCGAATATCTGTTTCAGCCAACATGGCTATATCATCTATTAGACCAGCCTGGAACCACCTAAAATATTCCTCTAACAAAGCCCATCTATTAACAGGAAGAGTAGCTCCAGCTATCATTCTAACATCAAACCTAGCTGATTCATAATCCATCCACTTGCCAATAGCTTTTCCGTAATCATTATAGATTGGGATATTAATTTCTACCTGTTTTTCATCCATATTATCTTCACCCTGTCCAGCCTCAGGTTGAACAATTCTAAAAACTTTATTAGTAGAATAAGTCTGCTGAGCAACCTCTTTAAAACATTTACCAAGATGCTCAAGACAAGGTTCAACAATGCTATTCATCCATGCTCTAATTCTTCGGGTACCATATTCATCATTAGCCAAGAGACCTCTATAAGTCTCAGGCTGAGCTTGGGTATTACCCATCATAGAAGAATAAATACCACTAATGTATTCTACATCCTGTTTCCCTTCTTGAGTAATTGAGTAAAAAGCATTATTAATAGCTGCAGGTTGAACTGGAGTTGGTGGAGTAAAACCTTGTCGGTACTTAAGAAGAGCACCCGCAGAAGAAGAATACTGTTCCCACTCATCCTCTGGGATAGAACCTTCCTCGTAAAGCCATCTTAGATTAGAAGCAAGGTTTGCATTATGAATCATAATCTGATGAGCTTTATTGATTTCCTGTTGTTTACCTATCAACGGAACAACCGCAGACATTGGATATGGAGTTCCTGTGTATGTGTATGGAACAGGAATTATAGGATACTCTGCAAATGGAAGGACATATTCATAAAGAAATGTTTCCTCACCACAACTACAGGTTAATTGTATCTTAGTCTGATTAAATGGAGTAGCAGATACTATTCTTTTTCTAATCTCTGGATTCTTTGTAAAGATTTCAAATTCTTTTTTAGAGATTACCTTTCTTTCAACTCTTTCTAGTTTCTCTTGTACCTGAGACTGTATAACCTGTCTTTGTTTCTCTATTGCTTCTTTAGCTTCTCTTTCAGCCTTTTGTATCTCAAGAGAACCTCTTTCTTGAATCATTTCCCCAGATGCAACAGCTTGTTGAATTGATGCCGCCTTTTCCTGTAATGAAACCTGAACCTCTTGTTCAAACTCTTTCATCTCTACAGTTAGAAGTTCACGGGCTTCAGCTGTCTCTTCTTTAGTTGGTATAGCTTTTATCAGTACAGCATAAAAGGGAACCTTAATTTTCTTGTAACACTCGTAAAAGGATATTAAGTCCTCATCTTCTCCTGACGTTTTAAATGTTCCACCTATATCCTCTGCGATAATACTATCCCTATCTCTAAAATCTGCCTCGGAATATGATGAAACACTAACAGACCCAGTAGCTTTTTCTATTTTAGCCGCATAATCTGGGAGTAATAGCTTTAATTGAGCCTTGGACAATACCTTTCTCACGGTAATAAACCCAGCATCCCTAAATAGGAAATCTCTTGAAACTGGGTCAACAAAGACATCAAATGGGTCTATTCTCTTAAATCTTACTTCACCTCTTCCCTGGTCTTCATCTGGGTCAACATCAACATGAAAATACCCGATTCCCTTAGTCAAAGCATCAAGAATAACCTGTGAATAGAGGGATTTACCATTAGATAGATACCAACAATAATCAGATATCTCTGAATGAACCTGAGCAACATCAGTATCAGAGCCTTCAGCTCCAACCGCTTTCCATCTAGGATTATTAGAAGTAACGAAATACTTCATTATCTCAATAATTGGAGTAATCCTATTGATAATAAAGTCAGGCATACCAGATTCTCTTAATCCATCATGCTCTTCGGTAGTGAGTTGTTCGTTTAAATAAAAGTCATACCCTCTTTGAGCAACAAATTGCCATTTCCCTCTCTGAGCAGTATTAGACTTATTCCAGAGTTGGTGGTTCTCTTGAGCCTTTATTTTGTTGCTTTTTCTTGCCACGCTTACGTTTCCTTTACATTCTGGCTGTTTATATTCACTTATCTAGGTTATGTACTTTTGTTAAAAATTCTTTAGGGATTCCTTTATCAAATCGAAACGCCCATTCGCCCATGCTATCTTCATATTTCCCAAATTTCGTAATATATGATTTAGGAATTTCAAATTTAAGTAAAGGGCCAGTTCTTGGCTTTGTAACTCTTTTTGTCATCGCTGCATCACTCCAAAAAGATTTTGCACCAGCATAACCTTCTGCTATATGTTTTTTCTCTGACAACCAAATACTTTTATCAGACTTGTCAATACCTTTAAATCTGTGAGTAAGCTTATCATAACCACCTCCTCCAACAAACTTACCTTTCTCAACCATCTCACCTGGATGCCATTTTTCTACACCTCTGTACAAAGTAACCATTTTTTCACCAGCTTCTTTAGCCGCTTTTAAAGCTCTCTTTCCTGATACCATCTGACCTATTACTGGAATAGCAGCCGCAGCAGACCAA